GATATCAAGAGCAAGAAGAGTGAACTGAACTGGGGTTTCAAGAGAACCTTTGCTCAGGAGATGCTTGGAGTACAGATCCTAGTGTTTAATCCTAGAACACGAAAGATGCGCTTTGTCAAGCACCGTAGTAACGTAGGGGCTATTCTATGATTCATACACTAGTGGAAGATATTTACTCTGTTGTTCTCTCCAAGAGGGCACCAGAGGGGGTTGATGTTGAGAAAGAGATTGACGCCTTTGGTGAGGCAGTCAAAGATCTCATGCGTAAGGAGTTCCTTAGCAAGAGCTTCGATTCACGCAAGTTGAGGCTCTCAAATATTGGAAGAGACGACCGTTATTTATGGAATCACTATCATGGAAAAGCACGACAGAAGTACCGCCCAGAGAACCTCATCAAGTTCCTCTATGGTCACATCATCGAGGAGATGCTGCTGTTCTTGGTTAAGATGTCAGGTCACAAAGTGACACATGAACAGCACCCCTGTGAGGTAGGGGAAATCAAGGGGTCTATGGACTGTAAAATTGATGGGATAGTGACTGACATCAAGTCCACCAGCACCTATGGTTTCAGGAAGTTCAAGGATGGATCACTGGCTTATGATGATCCCTTTGCCTATGTGGGACAGATCAAAGCCTATGCTCACTCCGAGGGTGAGACAAAGTACGGGTGGCTTGCAATGGACAAGCAGAATGGACACCTGACCTATCTCATGTACGACAAGAAGGATACCCAGGCTCCTGTCCATGAGAAGATCAGCTACTCCATCGAGGATCGAGTGAAGCACGTATGGCAGATGGTGAACAAGAATGAACCACCTGAGAAGCCCTGTGCGGAGCCTGTGCCTGATGGCAAGAGTGGCAACATGGTCCTAACGGCTACCTGCTCCTACTGTCACTTCAAGAAGGTCTGCTGGGAGGGTGTACGAGGGTTTGTGTACTCCACGGGTCCAAAGTTCTTCACCAAGGTAGCCAATGAACCCAAGGTTCCAGAGATCCCCTATGCCGAGATCCAGTAGCAATTACAGGAGTGGTCTTGAGAGGGACTTTGCACAAGGGGTGACTGGTTGGGAGTTTAAGTTTGAACCCTTCATGTTGCCCTATGTGATTCATAGGGAGTACAAACCTGACTTTGTACACTCCGACAGTGGAATCATTGTGGAGTGCAAGGGGTTCTTTAGGACGGGTGATACTCAAAAGTACAAAGCCATTAGGGACAGTATCAATAAGTACAATGAATTGATATTTATTCTCTCTGACCCAAGGAAGAAAGTACGTAAAGGTTCTGACATTACTATGGGCAAGTGGTGTGAGAAGGAAGGGTTTAGATACTTTACACTATCACAACTAGATGAGTTCCTTGCTTATGTTGACAATGCTTCAAAGAAGAAGAGAAAGAAGTCGGCTAGACTCTGATTGGGAGACATTCTTTATGAGAAACAGTATTGACAATGCCACCCCTGCTGAATGGGATGCCGTTGCAAAGCCAAAGCACTACAACCAAGGCTCCATTGAAGCCATAGAATACATTAGGCAGCAATTGGGTGGAAATATATGCAGTTATTATGAGGGTTCTGTGTTAAAATATATGCACAGGTATAAGTACAAGAATGGTCTTGAGGATCTTAAGAAGGCTAGCTGGTACTTGGAAAGACTCATTGAGGAGTACATTGTGCATGGAAAATAAAGAGGAAAAGTACATTGACTTTAATTTGTATCAGCGCCTTGCTTCTCGTACTGCGCTTTATGAAGACAGAATGTATCCCGTTTGTTCTCTCATGGTGGAGGCAGCGGAGCTGGCTGACCTATTCATCAAACCCCTTCTGAGGGGTGATGCCGTCAGCATAGACCGTGCAAAGGTCATTAGTGAAGCAGGGGATGTCCTTTGGAACCTTGCTATGATCTTGGATGATATGCAGATTGACTTTGAGAAAGTAGCCAAAGCCAATGTAGAGAAACTTAAGAAGCGCCTGGAAAACGGTACCATTCAAGGGAGAGGTGACAGGTGATGCAAGTCATTCAGGGTGGCTTTGGGAAGAAGGGAAAAGAGGAAGCTGAAAAGACCATTCAGGAGATCTTTGATAAAATATCAATCAAGGATAAAGTACCTGACTCTTTTCTAGCCTTCATTGAGCATGAAGGGGAGCTACACACTATTTGCTACCCTGTGCTCAGCCCAATAGAGATCCTTGGTGCCCTTGAGGCACATAAGTTTAACATTCAGTTTGCAATGGCTATGGGGACACAGGAAGAGGAGGACCTTTGATGGATCTATACCAACAGTACATTCATAAATCCAGGTATGCTCGATACCTACCCAATCACAACCGAAGGGAGCACTGGTCGGAGACGGTTAGTCGGTACACTGACTATTGGCTTAATAAAGGCTCGATTGACGGAGAAACAGCAAACTTACTTTGGGCTTCCATCTTTGACATGCAAGTCATGCCCTCCATGCGGGCACTGATGACAGCAGGGGAAGCACTGGATCGAGACAACGTAGCAGGCTTTAACTGTAGCTACATTGCCGTAGACAGCCCCCGAGCCTTTGATGAGATGATGTACATTCTTATGTGTGGGACGGGTGTGGGCTTTAGTGTAGAAAGACAATACATTTCTAAGTTGCCTGAAGTGGCTGAAGACTTCTATGACACAGACACCATCATTCACGTATCGGATTCAAAGATCGGGTGGGCAAAAGCCTTCCGAGAACTCCTATCGTTGCTCTATTCAGGTCAAGTACCCAAGTGGGACGTTAGTCGAGTGCGTCCTGCTGGGGCACCTCTCCGGACTTTCGGAGGGAGGGCTTCAGGTCCAGAACCTCTTGTCAGCCTATTCAGGTTCTCAGTTGACCTCTTTAAGGGAGCTGCTGGAAGAAAACTTACAAGCCTGGAATGCCACGACCTCTGCTGCAAAATCGCTCAGATTGTTGTCGTTGGAGGAGTCCGTAGGTCAGCCCTGATTAGCCTGAGTAACCTGAGTGATGATCGCCTTCGACGTGCCAAGCATGGTCAATGGTGGGTAGACCAACCCCAACGTGGTTTGTCAAACAACAGTGCTTGCTACACAGAGAAGCCCGAGTTTGATCAGTTCCTGTCTGAATGGGCTGCACTGTATGAATCCCGTAGTGGTGAACGAGGGATCTTCTCAAGGGTTGCTTCTCAGAAGCAGGCAGCTAGGAATGGTCGTAGGGACACTAACTTTGAGTTTGGTACAAACCCCTGCTCAGAGATCATCCTACGTCCTAACCAGTTCTGCAACCTGAGTGAGGTTGTGGTTAGACCCAATGACACCTTGGAGGATCTAAAGCACAAGGTGCGTGTAGCTACAATCCTTGGAACCCTTCAGTCCACCTTGACTGACTTCCGTTACCTACGGAATGCATGGGCTGTTAACACCAAGGAAGAATGTCTGCTGGGGGTGTCCCTTACAGGGATCATGGACCATTGGTTGTTGGGTAATCCCAATTCAAAGGATCTTGAAAAATGGCTTACTGCCATGAAGGAGACTGCAATTGAAACTAATAAAGAATGGTCTGCCAAGTTGGGAATCAATCAAAGCACAGCTATTACTTGCGTTAAGCCTTCCGGTACTGTATCCCAGTTGGTTAATTCCGCCAGTGGTATTCATGGTCGCTATAGCCCTTATTACATACGTCGGGTAAGAGCTGACTCCAGAGACCCCCTGTGCGCCACTCTGGAAGCCGCTGGGGTGCCCGTGGAGACTGATGTGACCTCACCCACTACCAAGGTATTCACCTTCTACCAAAAGGCTCCTGAAGGCTCTGTAATGGCTTCCAAGCAGTCCGCTATGGATCAGTTGAAGCTGAACAGCCTGTACCAGGACTATTGGTGTGAGCACAAGGTGTCACAGACGGTGTACTACAAGGACAGTGAGTTCTTGGAGGTAGGACAGTGGATCTACAACAACTTTGATGAAGTATCAGGGATTAGCTTCCTGCCCTTCTCAGAGCACACCTACCAACAGGCTCCCTATGAGGAGATCACTGAGGAGGCTTACTTGATTGGTATAGAGACAATGCCCAAAGAGATTGATTGGGACATCCAAGAGATGTCTGACAATACCGAAGGGGCACAAACTCTAGCCTGTGTGGGTAATGCCTGTGAGATAGAGTTTATCAAAGATCCACTTTAAAAAGTGACATAAGGGGGGTCTGTAGGGTAGTAGCGACCCCCCTGGCATAGTGCCCTAGAAGCCACGGTTTTACTGGGGTGTTTTGGGCTAAAATAGACAAAGGGGGCTTAGTGCCCCCCTTGTTTTTGTGTTACATTCTTTCGTCAGTTATCAAGAAGTGACGACTATTTGTAACCTTTCACCTTCTCCTGAGTAGCCTTCTTAAGGCACTTCCCTGCCTTCTTACACTTAGCTGGGCTAGGGCATCCTTTGCAAACCTTGAACATTACTTTTTGCTCCTCTTCTTTCTTGTCTTAGCTGCCTTCTCAAAGGCTTCTTCCGTGGGTGCTCCTTTGGAACCCTTCTTCCTCATTCGCTCACCACTACCTGCTTCAATCCTAGCACGTTTCTTATGAATGTTCTCGTAAAGACCTGGCATTACCATTTCACCTTATCAGCCCAATAGGCTGCTGAACTTTTACCTTTTGCAATGTTCTTTCCGTGTCGTGCCTTAAAGCTCTTTCTCTTTTGTGTCATCTCCTTAGACTCACCCTTCTTAGGTTTGCCTGCTGTCTTTGCTCCTTGCTCACCAAAGCGAATGACCTTCTCCTTACCACCCTCACATGCTTTGACAACATGAGACTTCTTAGGGTGACTTGGGGTTCTCTTTGGTTGGTTACATTTGAGGTCTGATTTTTTGATCATTTCCCTTCTTCTTTCTCTTGTTCTGGGAACAAGGGTTCTTCCCCAATGCTTGTATAAAGACCATTGACACTTTCAATCAAAGAAGCGCTCGCTGCAAATGATTTTTTCTTATCCAATGCCTCTACAAGTTTTACAAAGGTTCTTCTTGTTTCTGGCTTTCTTAATATTTTGTATGTAGCGCCCAAGGCTAGAGTACCTCCCGCAACTGCTGCGCCACCAAGAGCAGCCTCTAACCCACTCAAAGACGTTAATGCCGTTGTAATGGCAGCAATACCTGTTGCTCCGATACCCAAAGTAGCAGCATTTGAAGCAACTGTTGATGGCTGACTCAACCCAAGTTTATTAAATGTTCTTTCAATTGCTTTTGATGCTTCAACAGTAGCTTTTGCTTGTACGTTCTGATTAGCTCTGATCATACTAGACAAATCAGAAAGCTCTTCCTTTACTTTTGCATCAGGGACTGCGGCATCAATAACATCATTGGTTGCCCTTCTAAACAAACCCACAACAAGCTCCGCTTGGTTTGCATTACCGCCCGTTCTAGAGAAATCTACTGAAGGAAGCTCTGTTTGCCACCAGTTATCAAACTCACGTCTGACCTTAAGAAGGTCTGAAGGCTTAATCTCTCCATTGGCGTCCTTGTATTTATCAAGGATGGCCGTGTAGTTATCTCTTATTTTATTAACTAAACTAGTTGCGTTTCTTAATGTAGGTTTATCCTTGTATAAGGTATTCAGGTCAGTCGCTACTTTTCTTGTGACATCTACAGGAGAAATATTTGCTGTAGTTGCCGCGTCAATAGTTTTGGTCAACTCCTCTGATCTATTTCTAATAAAAGTATCAGCAGTGTTGTAATTGGTGACAAATGTTTTGTCTCTATCATAGACTTCACCAAGAAGCTCTGCTGCACGCTCTTCTTGTTTATTTAGCTCTATGGAAAGATTACCAAGAAAACCACCTTCCCTTGTGTCCCTTAGCCTTTCTTCAGCAATAGTTCAGTTTAGAGCCCTAGCAGGTCTAATGATCTCTTTTGCTAAGTCTATATTTTTCTCTGTAGCACTATTTTCAATTGCTCTTGTAATCGGGTTTTTAGAGATAGCAGAAACACCTGTGCTTGGAAGAAAGGCAGCAATATTGGTTGTTGCTTCCAAATTAGCTGCCAAAGTTGGGTTAGCTTTAGCCCACTTTTGATATCCTTCAACACCACCTTGGAGAGCCTGGAGAAGACTACCCCCAACTTCTGTGTTTGCAAGAGCACCGAGACCTGAAGTAACAGCTTCCTTGATTGGCTCAGGAATCATGGCAGATCCTGCGGCACCAATCAAATCAGATATAGTGCCTAAACCAGTTTTACCGCCTGTTTGAAGTAAGAATGAAAGGATATCCTGACCAGGACCAGGAGCACCCTCAAGTCCTGGCACAACCACAGTAGGAAACTGTTGCTCTTTCCCTTTGCCACCAAGCTCTCTTTGAGCAATCTCCTGGAATTCCTGACCTCTCCTTTGAAGGATCTCAGAAACAGCCCCTTGAGGTTGAGGTTGTGCTTGTGGTTGTGTTTCAACAGTAGAAGGAGACCACTTTATTCCGCCCTTCTGTTCTTCTTTCTGTGGTTCATTTTCAACAGGGGCTGTAGACCATGTTATTGGCATGTTTTTAATCTCTTACTTTATTAATTTTTTGGCTCGATAACACCGTCTGCGTATCTGTTTACACCAAAAATATCCTTAAAGACAGGCTGATTAGGTCTTAGATGCTCTTCACCAGTGATTCCTTGCTCTACATAATTCCCAGGTTGATCATAGAAGGTAGGTACTGGAGGTTTTACTGTATACAGAGGGACAACATTTGGGGCAACCTTAGCAATACGTGTA